GATACTGTGTAGTTAAAAGGTCTTTTAGTTTTTTCACCCATTAATAAATCTATAATAGGCTTTATGATTGGATAGTTTCTTAGTTCTGATGGAAAATTCTTACGAGTTTTACCATAGGGTTTTAATACTAAGTTATAATCATTAGTATCTACAACTCCATTATACATATCGTATAATCTTTGTAGTTCATCTTTTCTTGATGATAATGTATAACCATTTCCGGAGAGGTTAATATACGCTTCTACGCACGCTTCTCTCCACTCTTTATTTTTTTTGTTTAAAGACAGTTTCTGTCTTGGTATTCCCTCGTATCCCATAGCTTACAAAATTAGTTAATTTTATCTTAGTTTTTACCATAAAAGTAATTATTACTCCTATGTTTATAATATACCACTATTTATACATCCTATCAAACCATTCATTAGATGACCCATCCTCTAGTATCTCTTTTATTTCAGCATTATATAATTCCTTCGTATGAAACATACCAATCATTAACGCCATAACACGGTCAAAGTTACCTTTATGGTTAAATTTTATTAATTCAGTTAAAAGAGCAGGATCATATATTTTATGTAAGTTTAATGTGTGCACTCCGTCTTCATCTTTTCCTCTAGGAGCGATTAACCAATCTCGTATATATAATTCACCTTGCCTCTTCCTAGCCTCTGTCATATGCATTCCATACTGCCTTTTAACTGTTCTAGATCTTAATTCTTTCTTGTCCAACATTTCAAACTCTTCCTGAAGTTTATGCAGCTTTCTATGTCTCTTAGCATATGCTATAACCTCTCCACGATCGTTCTCAAACCCTATCTTACATCCATAATAATCTGCTAGCATAAATAAATTACGATTATACTCATCAGTAGTACTTGGTCTTCCTACATAACTAGCTACTATCATATCATCAGGTTTAGATATATTATTAGTCATCTTTAATACATATGCTGCTCCTAGTGAGCTTGAATCTGCAGATTGATTTTGACCATAAGGGTCATGACATAATACATATAAATTTCTAGGTACATGTCCGGCCTCAGTTTTAAAAGGTGCTTGATAAATTACTACTGTACCTTCTATACTATCATCCTTTCTATGTGGGTATTTTAATATTTGTCTGTTATCTCCGTTAATAGCAAATTTAATTTTACCGTCTGCCCCATATTTTAAATCTCCTACAGTACCTACTGATTGTAGATTAGATGCTTTTACTTTATTATATTGTTCTTGAAGAGATCCTATATCAAATAAATTAGCTGTTACTTGTAAGGTTGCTTCTTGTGGAGAGTATGGATGTTCCGCTACATATTGATCTAATGATTTATGATCTGCTGCCCCTTTCTTTTTTTCTCTTGCAATCTCTTCATACTCTTTAGCTTCTTGCATTAAAGAGTTTCCTTGTGGATCTATAAACCCATCTAAATTTCTTTGTATAGGTATAAAGTATCCACATGTAGTCCCCATAGCACCTTCATCCCATATATTTTCATACTCCATACAATCATAAGCTGCAGGGTTATAAAAGATCTCTTCCATAGCTTCAAAATCAGCTCCTTCTGTACCACCTGTACCAAAGGCTACCATCATACCTAGAGTTTTAGATCCTTGACGCATTGTAGGCATAGTTACCTCCCATGCTTTGAGCAGTCCGGGGAATGAACCAGCTTCCTCAAAGAAAACTAATTCACCCGCCTTTCCCCTCACTTTGTCTGGATTATCTTTTAAAGATACTCCTATTATTTGAGATTTCATTCCCATCTCTATATCTACTCCATTTACTTTCTTTTTGTAGCCTGACATCTTAGACATCTCTCTATCTCTTAACCGTGGTTGAGCCCACGCCGTATGATCATCTATAAAAGATAAAAACTCCCAAGCTTTAGAAAGAAGACCATCCCCAATTAAATATTCTTTTTGCCCTGCAAATACAAAGTTTTTAGAGTTTCTAACAAAGAAATAGTTTCTAGCAAGCATAGCACCAGCTTTATAAGAGTACCCTTTACGTCTAGCTTTTAAAACAATCATATGTTTATTATCAGCTCTAGCTTTATCTATCTCATGAAAATATAAATAATCTCCATCATAGAAAGCTGGGAAAGTTCTCTCACGTTTTGCTTGTACAGTTCCATCAGGTAATACCTCATCAACAGCTCTGTCAATAGGACAATAGTTTAGATAGAAGTAATGGAATCCTGTAACTGATAAATCATCTACAGTGTATCCATACAAACATCTTTTCCGCTCTTCATCCCAGAAATCAAAGTAATCCTTAGTGCCAGGAACGGTCTGTGTATAAGCACCAGTTTCTAAGAATTTTAGAGCAGCAGTTCTTACTCTATTGGTGTCTTTTAACTGCATTCTTTTCTTTTATCTTTACTAATTCTGCGCACTTCTCATATTCTTCAATAGATGAAAAATGATCAATCACTACATCTATTAAAGCATTAGAAAATTTCTCGGATAGGAAAGGATTAAATGGTAATGGGAGTACACCCTCCTCATCTTCATTCTCATCAAATTCTATAAATAACTCATCTACAGTTAATCTCCCTGTTATTAAGTTATATGCATTATCCATTGCACTATTGTAAAGTTCTATTTCTTCTAAAAAATCCATTTCATTTATCTCTTTTCAAAATCAGTACCAATATTCCATTTACCTGCTATTGTAGGCTTAACAGAATTACTTCCTTTTAATACCCAAAAGTTAGCTATATATTTATCACCACTTTTTGGGATATTACCTCTATGTAGATGAGTCCAAGCTGTTGGAAATATAACTACTTTACCTTTCTCTGGTTTTACTTTTACTTTCTGATTATAAAATTCAGTCTCTCCTCCCTCTTCTACATCATTTAAATAAAACATAACTACAAACGCTCTATAGACATGAGGTACAGAATCTCCTTGGTCTTCATGCCAATAATGATAGCCTTGAACACCTTTGTGATATTTTTTCATTAATATAGACATAGGCCAGAAAGAGTACTTCTGATAAAACACCTCTAATATATCATCATCATTATCTAGAGCATTTACTATATGAACATCTGATGGGTATTCTTTTGTATATTCTAATAAACATTTATCTAGTTCTACACTTAATTTTGGGAGTATTACATCATGTACATGTTTTTGTTTTGCACTCATTTCAGGACTCTCTTCTTCTGAATATACATCTAAAGCATTCAGATCATTACTATCTTTTACTTTTCTATCTATTTGTCCTGTACCTATCTCTCCATAAGTATGAAATTCTTTTCCTGAATCCATAAGATCTCTAAGAGCATCTACTATTTCATCTGATATTGCATTTTTATATTCCCCTATAAAATTTCCCATTACATATTATATTTATTTACTTCTACTCCACCCCTATTGGTATTAGCAGCTTGTTCTTCTCTTTTTACTATTTCTTCTAACTTAGTTAGTCCATCAACAACTTTTCCCATCTTTTCTAGATTGGAAATCAAATCTTTAGCAGTATATATAGGCTTACCTCTATCATCCATAGCATGTAAATCTACAAATCTAAAGTATTTTTCTAACTTAACAATAGATTCTTTAGCCGCTTTTAATAATCTTACTGCTGAGGTTTCTATTAATTTATCATACTTAGCGCATGCTGCCATAACTTTAGTAGATGGCTCCCACTTATCTTTGTCTGTAAAGATACTATTTTTTACTTCAATAACACGTTGATCCCATTCATACACTGAATATGGAGATCTATGGTCTACCATAAAATAGACAAACGAAAGCTCATTAGTAGTTAAACCCTTGAATTCCAGTATAGTAAGAGCGTATGCACTAGGCACAGCCGTTTTACCATCTTTTATGTATATTAAATCATCAGTTAATTTCATCTAATTCTTTTACTATTTTACCGTAATCAGTATCTCTACACCACAAGTCCGGAGTGTATGTAGCATTATAAATATGTATATCTTTCTCCTCTATAATAACAGCATCTATTGCTGCTATATCATCTTTATATAAATGCTTCATGACAGCTACTCTATGATGTCCATCCATAGGTAAATAATAATAGCCATCTAACATAACTTCCATCCAATGTTTATCTAGCAATCGATCTTCAGGATCTATATCCCTTACTCTTATAAGAACTACAGGATATTCTAAACCTTTTTTTACTATACTTTTCTTTAAGATAGCCCATTCATAATCCTCATACGCTACATCAAAAGTATAATGAGTCATTATCTGTTTTAGCAGTACACTCTTTACTTCTCTTTTATATTTGAATTGAAATAACATAGAAAAAGCTTCTTTCACTCTATTCCAATACCATTGCCATCGTATCTTACGTCCTAATTTTTTACATTTGGGACAAGGACAATGTATTCTACAATGTTCGTGGTCGTCATTATGATCCATTTTTCAATTTATTTATATGTTTAACTCTATTAGACTTAACAGAAAATCTACCAAAGTATGGTAAACGTATAGCTTCAAAATCACCTTCCTGCATAATTTTAGCTACATACTTAAACTGGTAATCTACTATTTCTTTCACTTTGCTTAATGGTAAATCATACTTGTTAGCAAGCTTATATATTATCAGATCCTTGTCCATTATCAGGGTATTGAGGTGTTTGAGGATTCCATCTTTGTGGTGTATCCGGACATGTAGTTGTCTTCCATTTAGCTTTGTGTTCTACTAAACATCCACATAAACCACATCTCATATGCTCCTTTTTTAAGTGCTCACAGCTATTACATGCAGATAATCGTTGTCTATAATCTCCTATAGATACATTTTTAGCTCCATTCTTAAGGTATACTGCAAAATCCTTGACAAAAGACACTATCATCTGAGCTATTGAAGGTGCCTTATGGTAATTATCTTCGTTTTTTGTTAATTCATCCATGCTTTATAATTTACTTTAATTGTTATTAACTCTCCATAGGGATCTTGAACAATCATTAACTCGTAATCTTCTCCTACTTCAAAATACGATATAACTATTCCTAAAGATTCCATTAAAGTTTCCACTATTTCTTAATATTTATAATTATTTGTTCTGTAGTAGGGTCTAACATTTTAGATAATAGATAAGTATTATTTACTTTTCTAACTACTCCTTTATCTTTAAACCTCTTAACATAATTATTTAATGTGTTAGGGTCTTTAATATCTAATATTTTAGCTACTTCTTTCTTATTATCTATACCACATAAATTAGATCCTTCTATAGAATCTCTAAGATCTATGAAATGAGACAATATTTTAAGCTCTTTCTCCGTTAAATTGAAGATACCATTCCATAACTGTAAGTATTTATAGGTTGTATTAGCTTTTATCGTGACGCTTTTTGTAATCATTTTCTAATATTTTAATTAATGCATTCTTGTTATGTAAGGGCCTTGCATTTTTACCTTTATGTTTATTTAGAGCATAGTATTCTGATGGTTTATAGATCTGTTTTACCTCTCTAACAAGTCCTTTCTTATCATATTTAACGATCCACCTTTCATTATCATTTAATTCTACCCTCTTAATGTGTTGTAAAAACCTCATAATCTAAATTTTTTGTGTGAATTACCTGTAATTAAACATAGATAATCCTCCCTTGTAGTAAATATACGTCTTCTACATTTACAATTATGGAATCCTAATCTATGTTTAAGGTATTGTAGTCTCTTTTTCAGCTTTACCACTTGCCTATAATTTGATGTTCTCCTACAATAAGGCAATCTTCCTCGTCTATAGGAATACGTACAGCCTCTGTTCTAGGATCTACCATAACTTTGTCTCCTTTTTTGACAAAAGTACATGATGGACCTACGGCCAATACCTCTAAAATGTTGGATCTTTTTGAATTTTCTAAGGCGGTTGCCTCATCTAAGATAATTCCTGATTCTGTTTTGGTTACTAATGGGTCAGGTAGGACAACCCAATGATTGTTTGGTTTAAATTTCATATCTATATATTTTTGTTTGTGCAAATATATAAATAATTCTTTTATAAATCCAAATGTTTTAAAATATTTTTGAACTAAACGCACCTCACCCCCTTGGCTTTCCTATTTCAAGTGTGAATTTCCGTCTGACAGTGCTCCCATTTTCAGTAGGGACCCATGGATAGTGATCTTGATGTTAATTCACCGCACGTACCTGTGTGCAATCTATCCAAATCAGAGTTTATATCGTAACTCTTTTTCCAATTACCGGAGAAAATCTCACCTTTATTTAAGGTTACCAATCCGATGTCTAATCCCTTGTCTGGTTACCGGGGGATGATAATATTGGACTGCAAAGATATTAAAAAAATATTATAAAGCAACTAAAAATACAACAATTGCTAAAATTAAATATACTACAGGAGATAAATCTATTGTTTTCATAGGGCAAATATAAGTATCCTCAATCATACCAATGTTAAGTGAACGTTAAATTTTCATATGGAAAAAATTTTTTTTGGGGTTTATCTTCGAACGTGTGAACCTCCTCAAAACAAGACCCCCATTGTACATTAGAGTTCGGATACCCCGACCTCATAAATGTATAATTAAAAATTAGAAATTATGGACAGAGCAATAGACTTCACTCAGAAACCTGAGTGGACAGACATCAAAGTAACAGTAACATTACTAGCACAAGACGCTAGCGTACCAACGGTTACTGAACACTGGTATACACCAGAAGCACAAGGCTTAAAGCTTTGGAAAAAGCTTGCAAAGAAGGGGAATTAATCCCCTTTTTTGTTTCATCTTTGCTTGTTTGTGTTTACATCAACCAACCTGTAAACACACCATTTAACGGTCAAACGATAAGTAGTGTAATGATAGACATTATATTGTATAACATAAACATCAACATCTATTGATAAATGATTACCTAATAAGCTTTATGCTAACAGTAACGGTAGATGTTTGATGTTTTATTAAAAATTAGAAAGAATGGATTCAATAGAATTAGCAGAACATAACAGAATAGAAAAGCAACAAAAAGATTACAAAAGATACCAAGTAATCAGAGATTTAAAGTATGCATTTCAAATGATAGATGAAATGAAAATACAACTAATAGATCAAGTTTCATCACACATTCACACAGATTATGGAGGAACAGTTGATTATGATTGTCCAAGTCTTGGTCAAGGTTTAGTTGATAAAAGTATTAAACTAATGAAGATGTGGGAAATATTAAATAATTGTAAATTAGTAAATAGTATAACTAGTACTATTAATAAAACAAATAGTAATATGGAACAACGTCAAGAAATATTTAATAAGATGAATGAACATTACAAATATAATTGGGCAGATTGGGGAAGTATTAAGAATAGAAAATCACTTAATACATTTAGAGATGAAGAAATTAAATTTGAGAATGATAATGAAAGGAAATCCTAGTTTAGACTAGGGTTTTCTTAAAAATATAGGGTTTAACCTGATAAGTGTAGTAATACACCTAAAGATGTAGTTTGGAAACTATGTTGCCAGCAATGGTCAATTTAAACAAGCAGTATATCATACAGCATCAATGGACGAATGTCTGAGAGTATGTATGTTCTATCTTTTAGTTGGTAGAATGAGTTAGTGATAACAATAAGAAAAACTGTGGATTTAGTTCTGAATTAACTGTCGAGTTAATAAAGAGTATAAATCATTACAAATGGTAGTCTTAGGGAATAAGATTGTCATGAAGTATCATAACGATGAAAAGTTATATTTGAGTAGTTTAGTATTTTGTCTCTCAAAAGGAGGCGAAGCTAATGAATAACCGCTACTTGAGCCAATACAATAATAACTAAAAAAGAACAAGTGTTGTTCCGTTAAACATTGAAAGATGACTAAGTCTGGACACGAAAGTGAATTCAGTTACATTGATGCCTCAAGCTGATATGTATTTCAAGTGAAAGTCAGGTATGGGTCGATCAACCTATCACCTCGTACAAGTAATTTGTGAGTAGATGTTTATTGTTAAGAGTGGTTAGCTATACTAACCGTCATTACACAATACTATTGGAGACGATAGTGGATACGTTGTTAACTCATAAGACAACAAAAGATGTGTACTATTAGCTATAATCTCAGGCTATATTTTATAAACCTTTTAATTTAAATATTATGAACAACAAGAAATTACTCAAGAATGTGACTTGGGAACTCAGAAGAGCTGAAAAACACAAATTAATATCAATGATATTAAATGTATTATTAATAATAATAATAGCAATACAAACAATTCAATTACATATTAACTAAAAATTAGAACAATGGAAGAATTCACTGAATTAAATAGTAAAATACTAGCAAAAAACCTAGAATTAACTAGGTACAAAACAGAATTAGATAGAACAATGTCTGAATTAATAGATGCAAGGGAGAAAATAAAGAATTTACATCAAAGTTGGATGATAGATACTATTAATAATATCTTAACAGTATTAGATGATAATGATAGTTTATTTGCAACTCCTGAAGCTAAAGAAAGTATGTTAAATAGCTTAACAAAAATAGGAAAGCATTTATCTCCTAATGGTAGTCTACAAAATTATAAGAAATGACAAATAGACAAGGTAATTCAGTAGGAGTAGCAGGTATGCTATTATTAGTTATAATAATAACTATACTACTGAGCTCTTGTGGGAGTACAAAGCTAACAAGCGCAGAGAAAATGCGTAGAGCTAATATTGATAAAGAAATCAATGATTTATGGACTGAGTATAACTATAAAGTTGACTCTTTAACAATAGAATACTATAAGAAGGATTAAACAAACCAACGTGTAAGACGGAAGGGGTAACACCTGATGACTACGGTCGACGCCTCAGCAGGTTTGTCTTAGTGTTGAACATGTATTACGACATAAATAAATGTAAAACACTTAAATATTATAAAATGACAATTAAAATACGTAACAAAAGAATATGTACAAAGAGAATGAATTTAGTTAATTTAACAAGATTATCTAATGCAGTAGAATGGGAGCTAACTAAGGAATTGACAACACCTAAGAAACAAATGCTTCAATTTATATCTTTAATTCTAAATAACAGAATAAATAGAATGATTAACAGAGAAACTAGAAAGGCTGTATGTTAAATTAGTAGTGCTTGTCGTCACTGCAACAGCGTATACCTAAGCAAGTAGACAAACTGCTTTTATTATTAATTTAAAAGGTTGATGATATACCTTGTTTAAATCATCGAAATAACACCATAAAAACAATTAAATAACATGGGAACAAACACAATTAACAGTGGATCTATTGATACACTAAAGAAAGGAGATACTTTACTAGTAAATGCTAGAAAAGTAAGTAATGACAAACTACACTTAGAGTTTGCAGAAATTATTAATGCTACAAATAAGCCAATGAGTGCTTTAGGACTACTTAACAAATCTGATGAAAGATTTAGTTCAAGTGCTAGAAGATGTTGGTTAACTGCTGAGCCTGCTGATGCTGCTGATGTATTTGGAGTAAACTTTGGATCTGATGCTAAATGGGAAATGACACCTAAAGGAGAAGTTTTAGAGTTAAATATCTTAAATCCATCACATTCAGGAGAAAGATTCAGAGTAATAGTACAAGAAACTACAGAGCCAACTGAATGGCAAGCAGAAAATGTAGAGAAAGCTGCTAAGAGAAAAGGTAAAGACGGAGGATACATAACTAATAATGGAGATTATATCTTCAGCAATACTGATGTGATTCAAACTAATGAAGACACTAAAGATATGCATGTTTGGTTACAGCCTGATTCACAAGTACTTGCAGCTAATGTAAATGTAGAGACTGGCGAGCTAGTTGAAGATTTTGATACAAGTTCAATGCTATAATAATAGCATTTAATTAGACGAGGGTGAGAGTTTATTCTAATTCTCTCATCCTTGTCTTATTTAAAACTATAACTATGAAAATAATAGAAACAGGAAAATCGTATTCATTCGATAAAGATGATTGTCTTATAGCAGATAATAGTAGTCTTGTTATAACAGATAAATGGATAAGTGCTACAGCTGATTTTATATCACTAATAAACAAAGATTATGTTGATAGTATATATATCAGAGGGTCAGCAGCTTCAGGTCATACAATAGACAATGTTTCTGATCTTGACTTTATTGTAGTGTATAGAGAACAAAAACATGTTGATCAACTAAATCATGTTGTTAAAGAAGAATTTGACGAGTATAAAAAGACGATTAGTGATATGTTATTGAGAAGATACAAATTTATAACAGATATACATATTGATATAACCTCAAGAAATGTACAAGATGATGATCTTTTGACTATCAAGCACTTAAGTACATGTATCTATGGAGAAAGTTTAGCACCAATTCTTCCTGTAGTTACAAAACAGGATTTGAAAACAGTTGAAATATTCTATGACAAAGTTAGACAAGAGTTTGATGAAATGCTTAAAGGTAATATCAGCAAACAATATATGTGTAGAGCATTATTAAGACTAACTTTTATGCTTGTATTTCAAGTTCATGAAGATAAAGTATGGACAAGAGATTTATATCAATGCTATAAACATAGTTCAAAAATATATCCTGAACAGAAGGAGCGTATGGAATTTATATTACAAATAGCAATAAAGGAAGATGTATATTATGAAGATGATTTCATTAGCTACAAAAATCCTAGAGAGAATACCATACTTATAAACTATGAAGAATGGTTATACAATGAATTATTAAAATATAAAATGATTAACAATGCATCAGAAAATACTATTTAACATTTACAACAAAGAAGGAGAGGTTGTAGGAAGAGAAGTTAGACTACCTAAA